GCGAAGCTCTACGAGTGGGCCGAGCTCTACTCGAAGGTCACCGGGCTCCTCGCCACCGACGTCGTGTTCGGCGGCACCGCCTGGCAGACCTTCATCGGCAACGCGAAGGTCATCTCGAAGCTCTCGACCCTCACGAACATCAACTTCGGCGCGGTCTCGCCGCAGATGCCGATGGGGGCCCGTCTGCAGGGCGCTCTCTACGGCGGCGGCCTTCGGCTGTGGACGTACCACGAGTGGTACAACGACCCCAGCACCGGTACCGTCACCGAGATGGTGCCGCTCAAGAAGGTCATGATGTGCTCGAGCATGCTGCGCACGGAGCGTCGCTACGGCGCCCTGCAGGATCTCTCGGCGCAGAACGACCCGAACGCGGTGCCGACGCTGATCGAGGCGGTCTCGCACCCGCGGTCGTGGGTCACGAACGACCCGCCGGTGCGCTTCGTCGAGGTCCGGTCGCGCCCGCTGCCGGTGCCGATCCAGAACCACTTCCTCACCGCGCAGGTCCAGGCGTAGCGAGGAAGGCGCCGTGACCTTCAAGGACCAGGCCGCCGCGGACCTGTCGACGTTCCTGAACGTCGAGGAGTTCGCCGACACCGTCGACATCGACGGCGACGCGGTGGCCTGCGTCTTTGAAGGCAACGGCGACACACGGGGCAGCGGCGAGGGCGTGACGGAGCGCGACACCGTGGTCTGGTGCCGCGCCTCCGACTTCCACGCGCTCCCGAAGGTCGACCAGCGCATCACGATCGACGGCGACCAGGCCGACGTCATCGAGGCGTACGAGGACCAAGGGATCTTCTACATGCGCCTGAGGTGGCTGGACTCCTAATGAGCGACGCGGTCACCAAGGGCCTCGAGCGCGCGCGGGACTTTCTCGCGGCGATCCCTGGCGCCGCCGAGAAGGCGGTCGCGAACGCGCTCAACCGCGCCGCCACCATCGGGCGCGACGAGGCGGTCAAGGCGATCGACGCGCGCTACGCGGTCCGCGTGAGCGACGTGCGCGAGAAGATCACGCTGCAGGCGGCGACGCCGAGCAACCTGGTGATCTCGGTGGTCGCGCGGTCGGGACCGCTCCCACTGACGTACTTCCCGCACAAGCCGTCGCTGCCGGGCACGGGCGGCCGCGGCAAGCCGGTGCTCCGCGCCGAGGTCATCCGCGGCCAGGAGAAGGCCGTGCCGGGCGCGTTCGTCGCGACCATCAACGGGAAGCCGCGCATCATGATGCGCTCGGGCGGCCGCACGAAGACGGGCAAGACGGCGATCAAGAGCGTGATGAGCGTGCCGATCGCGAGCATGATGGGCGCGCCGTCGGTGCAGCAGGCGGTCGAGTCGCGCGCGCTGGCGGTGTTCGACGAGCACCTCGATCGCGAGATCGACAAGGCGCTCGGGAAGGTCGCATGACGACGCGGCACGAAGCGGCGCGGGAGAGCGGCCTCGCGGCCGCGCCGGCGACCCTGGTCGGCCTGTACCTCGCGCTGAAGGCGCGGCTCGAGGAGGTCGTCGAGAACTTCTCGCTCGAGACGAAGACCGACAGGCGCGCGCCTGAGGTCATCGACGGCTGGCTGCCGCCGAAGGCGAACGCCGAGGCCGAGCGGTACCCGTTCCTCATCGTGCGGCCGAAGAACGGCAACGACAGCGAGCAGGGCGCCGACGAGAACGCCCGCGCCGTCGTCGACATCATCATCGGCACGTACAGCGACACCGACGACGGCTGGTTCGACGTGATGCACCTCATCGACGCCGTCCGCGCCGACCTCGGGGCCGCGCCGGTGCTCGAGGGCACGGCGTACGAGCACGTCGGCCCGCTGACCTGGACGATCCACGAGGAGCAGCCGCGACCGCAGTGGCTCGGGTTCGTCACCACCAACTGGCAGATTCCGCGCCCGCAGCGAGTCGAGGCGCGCAACCCCCCGATGGAGGGCTGAAGCATGGGCCACGGCGTTACCGTTCGCGAGGTCCCCACCGGCGTCAAGCCGCCCGTTCGCATCAGCGCGGGCCTGCCGGTCTACGTCGGCACGGCGCCGATCAACGCGGGGGACCTCTCCTTCGTCAACAAGCCCGGCGTGTTCTACACGCTCGCCGAGTTCGAGGCGAAGTGCGGTCCGCTCTCGGACGACTTCGCGAGCTGGACGCTGCACGAGGCGGCCAAGGCGCACTTCTCGGTCTACTCGGTGGCGCCGTTCGTCGGCATCAACGTGCTCGACCCGGACGACGCCGGCCACAAGGCGAGCGCGACGAACGAGTCGCATCAGCTCGTGAACGGCGAGGTCAAGCTGCAGGTCTACGGCGGCGCCGACGAGCCGATGCGCGGCATCCTCAAGAGCACCGTCGTCGTGAGCGGCAAGACGCTCGACGTCGACTACACGCTCGCCTTCGACGACGACGGCTACCTCGTCTTGTCGGCGAAGGAGGGCGGGAGCATCGCCGACGACGCGGTGGTGCTCGTGAGCTTCGACTACCTCGACCCGTCGGGCGTCACCGCCGATGACATCATCGGCGGCTACTCGGCGGGCGCGTACACGGGCCTCGAGGTCGTGCGCCAGGTGTACCCGTCGTTGCGCCTGGTGCCGGGCTTCATCTGCGCGCCCAAGTGGAGCCAGGAGCCGGCGGTTGCCGCGCGCATGCAGACGCTCGCCGCGTCGCTCAACGGCGCCTTCCAGGTGATGGCGGTCGTCGACCTGTCGACCGACGCGGGCGACATCGGGGACTACTCCGAGGCGCCGGCCTGGAAGTCCGACAACGGCTACACGTCGAAGTTCTCGATCGTGTGCTGGCCGAAGTTCAAGAACGGCGACGACGTCTACCACGCGAGCACCGTGCTCGCGTGCGTCGCCAACGTCACCGACGCCGCGAACAACGGCATCCCGTTCGCGAGCCCGAGCAACAAGGCGGTCACGGGCACCGCGGCGGTGCTCAACGACGGCACCGAGGTGCTGCTCGAGCGCACGCAGGCGAACGCGCTCAACGACCAGGGCATCGTCACGTTCCTGAACGGCTTCAACGGCTGGCGGCTGTGGGGCAACCGCACGGGCGCCTACCCGTCGAACACCGACCCGAAGGACGCGTTCATCCCGATCCGGCGCATGTTCAACTGGATCAACAATACGACCGTCCTCACGACGGACGCCAACGTCGACGACCCGGCGAACCGCCGCCTCATCGACCTCGTGCTCGGCACGATGCAGGCGTTCTTCAACGGGCTCATCGCGCAGGGCGCGCTCGTCGACGGGAAGATCGAGTTCCGCGAGGACGAGAACCCGACGACCGATCTCGCCGACGGCATCGTGCGGTGGCACCACACACTGACGCCGCCGAGCCCGGCGCAGGAGCTCGAGTTCATCACCGAGTACGACCCGTCGGCGCTCGCGGCGCTGTTCGCGTAAGGAGGCCACCGTGCAGATCCCCGAGAGGCTCGTCAACTTCGAGGTGTACGCGGCCGGGACCACGCAGTTCCTCGGCAAGGCGACCGTCGACCTGCCCAACTTCCAGGCGATGACCGAGACGCTCTCGGGCGCCGGCATCGCGGGCGAGATCGAGTCCGTGGTGTTGGGTCACTTCGCCTCGATGATCGCGAAGTTCGCGTTCCGCACGGTGACGCGGGAGCAGCTTCTCATGCTCGCGCCGGTTTTCCGGGCGTTCGACATCCGTGGCTCGATCCAGGAACAGGACTCGATGCGCGGCGCCGTGACCACGCAGGCGCTGGTGCTCGACTGCCGCGGCCAGGTCAAGAACCTGGTGATGGGCCGCATGGAGCCGGGCAAGGTCATGGGCTCCGAGTTCGACCTCGAGATCCATCGCGTCGCGATCAAGCTCGCTGGCGAGCCGCTCATCGAGCTCGACAAGCTCAACTATCGCTTCGTCGTCGGCGGGTTCGACTACCTCGCCAGCGTGCGGCGCGACCTGGGCGGCGTGTGATGAGCAAGCTGAAGCTCAAGAGGCCGCTCGACGTCGAGGGCAAGCCCGTCGAGGAGTTCGACCTCGGCAAGCTGAAGGAGATGACCGGCGCGGACTTCGTCTTCTGCACGCGCGAGGCGGCGCGGAAGACGGGCGAGCCGGTCGTCTACGTCGAGCTCGACGAGGCATTCCGGCTCGAGGTCATGGCGAAGGCCACCGGCATCGACCCGGACGTCCTCAAGAAGCTGCGGTTCGACGACTTCGCCGCGCTCGACAGGGCGGTGCGGAATTTTTTGATCGGTACGGACTCGGAGTAACCGCGAAGTCGGCGGCGAAGGGGGTCCGTGCCCTGTGCGTGGGGCTAGCGATGGTGACGTACACGCCGATCCCCTACTTCCTCTCGCTGCCGTGGGCGGAAGCGTGCACGTGGGCCGCCGAGATCCTCGGCCCGAAGGGCGGTGACGCGTGAGCCGGGTGTACGAGTCGATCATCCGCGTCGGCGCGGCCATCGCGAAGAACCTCAAGCCCGACGCGCTCGCCGCCGCGCAGTCGCTCTCAAAGCTGGCGAGCGAGACGAAGAAGCTGGAGACGGCGAAGAAGTCCGCCGCAGCCTACCAGAAGCTCGACGCCGCGGTCGGCAAGGCCAAGGCGAAGTACGACCAGGCGCGCGAGTCGCTGCGCCGACTCGAGGAGGCCGAGAAGGCCGCGGGCGGCGCGACCAAGGAGTCGACCGCCTGGCGCAAGGCCGGCGAGCGCGCCGTCGCCGCGGCCGCGCGCGAGATGGACCGCGCGACGAAGGCGGCCGAGAAGAACGCCAAGGCGCTGCGCGAGCTCGGCATCAACACCGCCAATCTCGCGAAGGAGCAGCAGCGGCTCGCGGCCGCGTCCCGCTTCGCGGAGGCGCGCGCGAAGCTGTTCGGCGACAAGAAAAGCACCCCAGTTCCGCTCGTGCAGAAGGCGGGCGAGCAATTCCGCAGCCTGACGCGCGACGTGATGGTGCTCGGCACGGCGGTCGCCGGCACGGGCGCCGGTCTGTTCGCGCTGGTGACGCGCGTCGGCAACGCCGGCGACGCGACCGCGAAGATGGCCAAGCGCGTCGGCATCGGCGTCGAGGCGCTGCAGGAGCTGCGCTATGCCGGCGAGCGCGAGGGCGCGACCGCCGAGGACGTCGACAGCGCCATCGGCAAGCTAGCGATCAACATCGGGAAGTTCAAGAACGCGAAGGCTAAGGGCGGCGGGGGCGCCATGTCGATCCCCGGCCTGCAGATGCTGGGCGAGGGCGGCGGCGCCAGCGGCGGGGGCGAGACGGACCCGTTCAAGCGCATCGGCCTGAACGCGGCGAAGCTGGCGCAGCTCAAGCCCGACAAGCAGATCGAGCAGATCGCCGACGCGATGGGCAAGCTGAAGACCGACGCCGACCGAGCGGCGGTCGCGCAGGCCATCTTCGGCCGCGAGGGCGGCCTCAAGCTGATCCCGCTCCTCAAGGGTGGGGCGGCGGGGATGGCGCAGTTGCGCAAGGAGGCGCGCGAGCTCGGCTTCGTGCTCGACGAGAACGCCGCCAAGCAGGCCGAGGAGTTCAACGACCGCATGCTCGACGCCAAGCTGGCCGCCACCGGCATGGCGAACACGCTCGGCGTCGCGCTGCTCCCCGTCGTCACGAAGACGTTCACGCAGTTCACGGCCTGGGTGAAAGAGAACCGCGCCGAGATCAAGGCGTGGGTCGAGAACGCGGCGAAGTGGATCGAGACGCGCGGCATCCCGGCGCTCATCGAGATCGGCAAGGCGGCCAAGAGCTTCGCGGAGAAGATGGCGACGCTCGTCGGCGGCGCGGCCAAGCTGGTCGGCGGCTTCGACAACCTGGCGATCGCCATCGGCGCGCTCAGGCTGGCGCCGCTCGCCGTGACGCTCGGCAAGATCGGTATCGAGGGCTTCAAGGCAGCGGCTGCGATGTTCAAGTACGCGGCCGCCACGCGCGCCGCGAAGGCCGCGGAGGGCACGGGCAGCGGCGGCGGCGGCGGCGGCGCGCTCGGCATGCTCGGCCTCGTTGGCGCCGGCCTCGCGACTGCGGGTGCGGTCGACAGCGCCGTGCTCGGCACGAAGGCCAGCACGTGGCAGAAGCTGCTCGGCAAGGTCGGCCTCGATTCCGGCGGCGACTTCGGGGACATGACGGTCGCCGACTTCAAGGACCCCGAGAAGCTGAAGGAGTTCGCGAAGCGGAACCTGCAGGCGCAGATGGCGCGCGGCAAGACGGAGATCAACATCGACGCGCCCGTCACGGTGCAGCCGGGCAGCACGCGCGAGGACATCGCGAGCGGCTTCGACGCGGCGAAGTTGAAGGCGCTCGAGGACTACGACCGGCGGGTGTCCTTTGGCCAGTAGCTACACCACGCGCAGCGGGGACACGTGGGACGCGATCGCGTACCGCACGCTCGGGTCGGAGAGCTACATGGACCTCCTGCTCGACGCCAACCCCGAGCACAACTACGTCGCGCGCTTCGACGCCGGCGTCGTGCTCGCGGTGCCCGACCTGCCGGCGGCCGAGCGTCCGGCGAGCCTGCCGCCGTGGAGGATCGCGTGAGCGACGTCCTCGATGCGGTGACGCCGCGGCCGACCGACCCGAACGCGGACCGGGTGCTCGACCCGTACCCGAAGGCGGGGCGCCGGGTGAAGCTCGCCGTTACCTGGGAGACGAAGGCGATCGCGCGCGACCTCGCGACGCACCTGATCGGGCTCACCTACGTCGACAACCTCTCGGGCGCCGCCGACGACCTGCAGCTCGAGCTCGAAGACCGCGCCGGCCTGTGGTCCGGCGACTGGCGACCGACCTTCGGCGACAGGGTGGTGGCGCGGCTCGAGGCCACCGACCCGTGGTTCGGCTACGGCGCGCCGGTCAAGAGCCTGCGTCTGGGCACGTTCGCGCACGACAAGATCAGCCTGTCGGGCCCGCCGAAGCGCGTGAGCCTGCAGTGCGTCTCGGCGCCGCTCGCGACCGGGCTCCGGCGTCGGAAGCGTACGCGCACCTGGCGCGGCGTCAGCCTCAAGCAGATCGGCCAGGACATCGCCGGCCGCGCCGGGCTCGCGCTCAACTTCGACGGCAGCGATGGCCCGAAGTACAAGCAGGCGCAGCAGACGAACAAGAGCGACCTGGAGTTCCTGCAGGAGCTCTGCAAGCAGGTCGGGCGCACGCTCAAGATCAGCGAGTCGGAGATCGTCATCTTCGACGAGGCGAAGCTCGACGCCGGCGCGGCCGTGGGAGAGATCAGCCTCGTCGGCGGCTACGTGAAAAGCTGGAAGTTCGACGCCGACGACAGCGCGCGCTACGGCTCGTGCCACGTCTCTTGCTTCGACCCGCGCACGGGCAAGACGCACAAGGGCGAGTTTCCGCGGCCGGGCCAAACGATCCCGGGGCTCGACCCGAACGGACAGACGCTCGAGTTGACTATCTCGGTGGCCGACGCCGCCGAGGCTGCCGCCCGCGCCGAGGCGCTCTTGCGCGCCGAGAACCGCTTCGCCACGCGCGGGACGATCACGACGATGGGCGACCCGGGGCTCGTCGCCGGCGTCGTCTTCGACCTGAAGGACGCGTTCGGCCTCGACGGGAAGTTCATCATCACGAAGGCCACGCACACGGCGGGCAGCGGCTACACCTGCGCGCTCGAGGTGCGGCGGTGCCTGGAGGGCTACTGATGAAGCGCCCCGCCGGCATCCCGTCGCACTTCCACGGCACCTTCCACCTGGGCCGCGTGTCGTCCGTGAACAAGGATAAGCACACGGTCCAGGTCGAGCACTTCGAGATCGACGGCTGGGTGAGCGGCGACCTGCAGATGCTCGTGACGCGGCCGGGCGACTACTCGCTGCCGGCGGTGGGGACGCCGGTGATGTGCATCGTCCTCGACGGCGAGCAGGGCTTCGGCTTCGTGTTGGGCTGCTTCTACACGGACAACGATGCGCCGCCGCTCTCGAACGCTGGGCATCGGTCGCTCGCCGGTGACGACGTGCGGCTTGGCAACCCCGAGGCGAGCGACAAGGCGGCGCTGTCCTCGAAGGTCAACAGCAACTTCGACAAGCTGTGGGATCTGATCAGCAACTTCTTCGGCGCGAGCGCGACGCCAGTGAACGAGCCTGGAAACGGCGCGCCGTCCGCGCTGCAGACCGCCATCAGGTCGTACGTCGTCGGAAAGATCCTGAGCAGCGATCTGCCGTTCGACGACGTCGACGCCGAGAAGGTGAGCATCGAATGAGCCTCGCCGTCCTCGGCACCGGCTCCGACGCCATCGTCTTCGAGGCGAGCGGCGACCGCATCCGCACGTGGATGGAGGCGCGTCGCACGGCCGCGGCACGCTGGGCGACGCACGAGGTCTACGGGGCGAAGCCGAAGCGCGAGTTCCTCGGGCCGGGGCTGTCGTCCATCACGCTGACGGTGCGCCTCGACATCACCCGCGGCGTCGTCCCGCGCGACGAGATCCGCAAGATGCGCGCGTTCATGGACGCCGGCACGGTCCTGCAGTTCACCGTCGGCGGCGAGCTCGTCGGCGACTTCACGATCAACGACGTTGACGACTCGTGGCCGCGGGTCACACAGCACGGCGTCCTGATGACCGCGCTCGTCGGCTTGAAGCTGGAGGAGTACGCCTGATGGCCATCAACTGGTCGCCCACGCCGACCGAGGAGGTCGTGCAGAACGTCAACACGTTGCTCGCGACCGAGCCGGGCACGGTGCCGCTCGCTCGCGCGCTGGGCACGCCGCAGAACGTGGTCGACCAGCCGCAGTCGGTGGCCGGCGCGCGCCTGTCAGCGGACGTGATCAAGGCGGTGCGGACCTACGAGCCGCGCGTCGCAGTAAAGGCCGTGCGCCTCGTGCCCGACGCCGACGGCAAGCTGGCCGCAACGGGGGAGTTGGGCGAGCCATGAGCGACCCGGTCCTGGCTGAGAAGAACGCGGCGACGGTCCTCGCCGAGGCGTTGCAGCGGTACAAGGAGCGGACGGGCATCACGCTCGCGCCGTCGGATCCGCGCCGCCTGCACCTGCAGACCTTCGTGTTGCTGCTCGCGCAGCAGCGCCAGCTCATCGACTTCTCGGGAAAGCAGAGCCTGCTACGATTCGTCTCCGACGACTGGATCGACATCCTGGCGGAGTTGTGGGGCGAGGAGCGCCGTCCGGCCGGTCCATCTCGGTGCACGCAGCGATTCAACTACGCGACCGTCGCGGCGCGGACCATCCCGGCCGGCGTGCGCGTCACCGAGGGGACGAACGTGTGGCGGGTGCTCGCAGACACCAGCGCCACCGACGACCACGTCGACGCGATCGTCGAGTGCACGGTCGCCGGCAAGAGCACGAACGGCGTGGCCATCGGCCAGATCGACACGGCCGTGGATCCCGACGAGTTGCCGGGACTGGTGAGCACGGAGAACATCACCGAGACCTCGGGCGGGCGCGAGCGCGAGAGCGTCGAGGAGTTCCGCGAACGCCTGCGCGACGTGCCCGAGAGCCGCTCGACGTGCGGGCCGCGCGTGGCCTATCAGGCGGCGGCGCTTGAGGTCTCGCCGACCGTCGCCGATGCGGTCGCGCTCGGGCCCGACGACGCCGGCAGCGTGGTCTACCACGCGCCCGACCCGGGCGAGGTCATCGTCCTCATCATCAAGGGCGAGCGCGACGAGAGCGGCACGCTGACCTCCGTCGAGCCGGACCCCGACGCCGGCCTGCTCGAGGACGTGACCGCCGCACTGTCGGCCGAGGACGTTCGACCGCTCACCGACCACGTCACGGTGCAGGCGCCGCTGTGGGAGGACTTCGACTGCATCGTCTCCTACTACATCGCGCGCAGTCGGTCGGAGTCTGCGGCAGCGATTCAGGTGGCGGTGCAGGAGGCCTACGACGCCTACCTCCTGTGGCAGCAGTCGAAGATCGGCCGGGACATCAACCCGGACGAACTGCGCGCGCGCCTGCTGAACGCCGGTGCGAAGCGC